CTTTCCTTAAATTGAGCATGATCTGAGATGCGAGTTACATCCACTATTTGATCAACAGTGGTAGAAACTAATCCAGTTATTTGAAATTCTTTGTTTATCATCTCCAATGCTCTTTTTTTGGCCTTTTGTTTTCCTTCTGGAGAGGCCATCAAATCTCGAAAATCTCTCTTGTGCTCTTTGTGATCATAAATCACCCTTTTAATAAGCCAATCAACAATGTGCTTAACAATCTTGTCTGCTTTTTCAGGGTTATCATTCAATAATTTAAGATTTGCTTCTTGCTCTGGCGTCTTTACATCATCCGAATGAGCATCTCCTCCACTTAGCCAAGATGCGGCCTTTGATGTAAAAGTGTCTAGCCATCCCTCTTCTATAAGAAATAATTGAATTTCTTCATTTATAATCTGCTTTAAGCTTTTAAGAGAGATTTGCACTGACCTTTAATCCTCTAAAATTTCGTTTAACAATCGATTCACTTTATATGGCTTATCAAAAATATCGGTTTCCAACTTAATATCCTTTCCTTCTTGCAAAGCCATGAAAGCATTTGGTGTTGAAGGTTCAGAAACAAAGTCAAAGCAGATAAGCTGAAGATCTTCTTGCACAACGGTTCTGCCTTGTGACTCTTGTACTGAACCCAAAGCTCTTGATGAGATACCAAGCTTAACTCCATCATTGACAAGCTGTTGAAGAATCTTGCCAGATGGGGTGTTCAAGACTTGAACCTTGCCATTGACTGAGTTGCCATCCCACCATACTTCTGTGATGAGATGAGATGCATTCTTAAGGTTGATAACGCTGTCGTCTGGATGGTCTAGTTCTCCGAGCGCTCTCCTCTCTTTTACAAGATGCATGTAATTTTTAATTTCTCTTTCGAGAATCTGTTTTGGATACGTCCTGCCGTTTCCATTAAGAACCTCGGCCTCTTGCAGTTTGCCTGTCAAGATCATACCGCCGTTCTTAACGAAACGTTTCTCTTCTTCTGTCAACAAGTCTTGACAGACTCCACCTTCGCAGAGTTCATAATATTCTCTCAATAAAACTCTAGGCATAGTCAGCACCCATTCTTGCAGCGGCGAACCGGTTGAATCATCCATCTAGTATTAATCATTCTGCTTCTCCTTTTTTGCTTTTTTAGTCAAAGATTCCCAAATATATTTCGCAAATTCAGGATTATACTTTTGCTCTTCGCCTAGCTTTTTTTTAATCTCTTCTTCGACGATCTCTCTTAATCTCTTCGGTGAAATTGAAATTTTCATTTTTGATCCCTTATAATGTTAACAGTCTTTTTAAACCCATTGTCATCAAACAACGCACATAGAACATACGAAGTAGCTGACGAGACACAGCCACAAATCAAAAGATTGGCCACCGTGTAATCAAAACTAAATAGTTCTGTCATGCCGTTAATGCAGAACAAAAACACGCCAACCCAGAAACCCATACACATAGAACAGTGGAATATTTCCCCTAATCCATTGTATGAGTGCTTCTCTGGGCGCCATGCGTCAAATATTTTACCGTATATGAGGATTTGTGTCAACCCAAAGGCTGCGAGTATAAACCATAACAGTTCCATTATTTCTCCGTTTATTCATGCATTCCATAAAATCTATTATTCATGTAAGCTTGATAATAAATGCCGGGTCGAATGCTTCCCTTTTCTCTGGCATGTGGTACGTCACCTAACTCGGTAGCCTCTTCATCTGTTGGGTCTGTTAGCATTTCCTCTTCTTCCTTTTCGATTTGCTTAAGGAATTCATATTTTGGTCGCTCGTCTTCAACAAACTTCGCAATTGAATATATAGCTACTTGCACAGGATCTATATCTTCTGAACCGGGTGTCTCAAGTTTACCTTGCATTGAAGCATAAACGTTGCCGGACTGCACCGAATCTCTCGAAACCACACCCTTCTTTGATAGAAAATCAAAAAACCTAGATTGCGTGTCGTATACCATCTCTGAAATAGAGTCTTTCGCGAAAGCCACAATCTTTTTTGTTTTTGGCGCCACAACGATATCCATCTCTTCATGATCATAGATGACATAATCCCCACCTAAAGTTTTTCTAATATCAAGCTTAAACTCAATTTTATTAAACTCATTGTTGTGTTTTCTGATCGCCTTGTCACCAACAAAAACATCTATCGACATTACTCTAATTCCTTACATAATTCTTGGATTTGCAGAACTTTTAATAACACCTTTTCATCATCTTTCATATTTCTAAAAGATTCTAGAAGTGTGGATACTTCATTAACTCGATTGCTAAATCCATGTTTTTTAACAATATCTCTCGTATTGCACTTTGAAATGCTTTCTTTAAGTTTCTCAATCTCTTCATTCAAGCTAACCTTCAACGAAAGGCCATTGTCTGAGAATGAGTAAATGTACTTATAAATCAAGTCCTTCTGGTTCTCATTTAATGTTGTTTCGTAGGTTTCATTGAACTTCTTAACAAATGTATTAAACACAATGTTGTCGATTGGCTCAACTCTATTAGCCTCTTTGTCGCTTTGGACCATCTCTTCTACAACAGCAGTTTCTAGCAAAACTTTACTTTTTGGATTAGTTTTGAAATTGAAGATTTGAGAAATTGATGCTAAAGTTTTATAATTTGGCAAGAAGTTATTAAATACATCTTTTCCTAAATCTTTATTAACCTTTTTGATAAGTTTAGTCTGAGTATTAAAAACATGCCCGGGATTCAAGCTGAAGTATACTCTTTGTGCTTCACTTAGAATTCTCTCTGCTGTCCTCTTGTCTACACCCTTTGTTTCATAAATTGAGCGATACGCTTCTAACTCGTACTTTAAAACAGACTCTGTGTGGAAATATTCCTTAAGAATTGTTATGATCTTCTCTTTTCTTTTTGGCTTATTGTCGACAATGCTTTTTGTCATCTCCAACAATAAACTTTCAAATACAAATGCTGTGTTTCTCTTTTTATTATGTCTCATCTTTTTTAAGCTCCAAACTTTCTAACAGTACTTTGATATCATTGTTTACTTTAAATAGTTTTGTTTCCTCTTTATCGTACAAACTAGACTCTTTGTTTTCTTGATATACTCCATTGCTGACTGGTGCGAGATCCCGGACTCCCGGAAAAATACCACTTATACCACTCAAAGATTTAGAAACAGCTTTTTTACTTCTTGTTCTTCCGCTGCGCTTCGATTCAGCATCTTTGTATGGCTTAACCTCTCTTCTGCCATTCTTTTTGCCATGCTTGTAAGCTTGTACAGTTCTTCTATCTCTATTGGCTGGAGCCGTCAATAAAGCGGTTTCTCCGCCGGCTTCTTCTCCACCAGCCTCGGGAGCGGCTTCTCCACCAGCTTCTGGGGCGCCCATCTCGCCACCTCCCATGTCCATGCCACCTCCCATGTCCATGCCGCCACCAGCAGGAGCAGCCTCAGCAGCGGCCTCAGCAGCATCTTCTTCCGCAGCTTTTTCTAGAGCAGCAGCATACTTCTTGTCATAGAACATCTCTCTTTGGTTTCTCAAGAATTCTTCGTCTGACATTCCAAAAATATTGTCTGAGATCCAGCGCTTACTGAAATAGCCTTCAGTTGCTGAGCCAGCGATATCAAATTTAGTTTTCCAATGTTCCAACTCTTGTAGCTCTGCAATCTTCGAAGGGTTGTTCAAACTTAGCTTAAAAGACAGAAGGTCATCACCACGATACCCAATTGTATATAAATGAATGATTCCCATCTTTTCTAGCTCTGAGATTACACTTCTTTGCAATCTTTGGATTGTTCTGGCAAATCTAATATCTTTTTGAGCTAGTGTTGCTTTATCTTCTGTTGCACCGTCACCTCTAGACAAATACGACATTGGCACCTTCAACGCAGAGAACAGCTTGTCTCTGAGGTATTTAACATCGTCAATGTCACCGGTGTATGTTCCGCCGGGCAATGATTCAATTCTAGAATTGTTTCCACCACGAACAGGAATAAAATAATCTTCATCAATTGACAGCGGATTGTATCTCAAGTCAACACGACCTGTGCTAGAGTCAACCAATTGGTTTCTCTTCATTTGTGTTGATACACGATTCATAAACTGCTCAACATCCTGTGGTGGGATGTTCCCAACGTCGATATAAAACACTCTTCTTTCAGGTGAGCGAACAATGCGATATGCCATCATTGCATCTTCCAAAAGAATCAATTGTCTCCAGATGCGCCTAGCCGGCTCTAAAACTGACGTTCCGTATGGAGCGTGTCTGTCATTACCCAAGACTCGAAAGTGCAATATTTGCCAGTTTTCGAACGTTAAACCGCCACTATTCCATTGATATTGAACATAGTTGGGGTTTGCCTTATCCTCACCCTCCAATCTCTCAATCTCATCTGATGGAAGGCCCGTGATGGTTTTGATTCCTTGCCCTTCTTCAATGTCCATATACAAAAAGAAGTCGCCAAACTTACACATGCTACGACACCAGCCAAACAAATTCGATTCAATGTTGATGATATTGTTATATAAATTTGTGAGGATAAGCTTTATTTCATCGTTTGGGCATTTTATCTTAAGCATAGGGCTTAGCGATGTCGAAGTTGTCATTTCGTCTGCATAGATATCCAAAGAAGATGCAATCTCTGGCGTAAACTCCATCTGATCAAAATCCAGATATCTTTCATAGCGATTCTGATTCGCCATGATATGTGCTGTCAGGTTCTCATATGGATTGTATGCTGTCTTCTTAAAGTCCAAACCCATTGCAGATTTGAAATCATACTTATCCAAATGCGCTCTGCGGTATCTTCGCTGTTGTTGAGTGCGACGATTGACAAGCGGCCCAGACAAAAGCCTTGTCAACTTCTTATATAAAGTTGATTCCGGGTTTCTTGGGTTCTTAATATTCTTTTTATTATCAGCCATTTTTTATCCCTTGTAAATCCATGGAAATTTATCCATATTTTTTTTATGTTTCGTCAGAGGATCTTCCTTGTGATCCCAGACAGATTGGCGCGAATTATAGCCGCGCTGCCCTTTCATTTGAGTGTTGAACTTGGTATTTGTATATACCATTGAATCCAGCATCGCCCTCTGGTACTCCTCATTTCGTTTGTTTGCAATGATCGCTGTATCTCTGACCCAGCATGCTATAGCCATTGCCATGACCAAATCGTCATTGTACCCTTTCATAGCTTGAGGTTTTCCATTGCGCCATATAAATGTCTTAAGCTCATTCAACAGTCTGCCAGATTGAATCTTCAATATATTATTTCTAACAAATTCTTCTAGCTTGGCAATAATCAAAGGTCTGGTCTTCATACTGGTCGTGAACCCAGCAATAGCACTGTTGTTGCCTATAGCTTGTACTTGATCCAAATACTCATGAGTACCCTTGACACTGTAGTATAAATTGGGGTAATCCAAGTCGATGAGCTTCTCTAGCACAGAATAGCCAATATTATTATTTTCAACAACCAATAAGCAGTTTCCATACTCATGACCTGCTGTGTACAATATTGTTGAAAAATCATCGATGTTCGGCTTTCCTTTGTATTCTGCAACAACTTCCATATCTGTGATGTTGATTATGTGATATACAGAAAAATCCGCACCATCTCCCCTAGCAACGTCTGCAACCAACAAATACTTCTTCTCAGGCTTGTACTCTTCCCAAATCCAATAGTTTCTGTCATAACCGGTTTTATACTTTGGCTCACAACATATCTTCTCTATTCTCATGATATCGTCCGGATGAATAACCGTTTCACCAGAAGCGTTAAAGTTACATTCATATTCTTGCGCTATCTTTCTTTTTGACATGTTTTTGGTTTCATTTTCAAACCATTCTTCATCTCTTTCAGGGTGTACATCCCATGGAAGGTTGGTCGGCACAAACATGTTAACACCTTCAATTGAATTGATATATGTTTCGTGAAACCAGTTCCCAACACCATTTGGAGTTGAGAGAGCTATACAGCGCCCACCGGTTGAGATGGTGGGGTACAGACCGGTCCAGAGGTCATCCAAACCTTCAACGTGAGCAGCTTCGTCAATAACCAATAAAGATAGCGCTTCAGAACGACCAGCGTCTTCTGAAGTTGAAGAAGCTTTCACAACTGAACCATTTGACAATTCAAAAGAAGTTCTGTTATCAACGGTCATGCTGGCGATTTGCAGCCATCCCGGAAGGTTTTTAACCATCTCTTTGACTTTGCGTACCAAGTTGGTTGCCGTTTTAAGCTGTGTGGCTATAACGAGAATATTTTTATGTTTATGAAACAACACAAGCCAGACGATATAGGCTGCAACGATTGTTGAGATTCCCATCTGTCTGGCTTTTAAAACAATATTGTATCGGTGGTTTTCAAAGTTTTTTAACAAATCATCTTGGAATGGATACGTATCAAAACGAATTAAGCCATGAATAGCATGTGGGATTCTACAAAAATTATTTACAAAGTATGTAGAATCCTTTCCGCTCTTCAATATTTCTTTTATTGCTTGCTCTTTTGATAGTTTGAATGTCATCCTTAGTCATTTTTTGCTGTATAGTTTGAAGGCTTCTTGGCTTGATCCCTTCCCATGGAAAGGAAATCTTTGATAGATTTATCTAGTCGATCTTCCGAAGGCTCTCTTATAGACCCAGTAGAGTCATCCATGCCCTTAATTGGGAACACTTGGCATGCCATAATGGATGTTCGTCGACGAGAGATGAAATCTTTATATACATCAATGTCACTACCCTCTCCTAATGAGAGCGCTTCACCTGTCACCTTCTTGTATTCTTTCTTTAAATATTTAACAATATCATTGATATAACTTTTTAATTCATTTTCTAATCCAGAGTCATGAGACTCTCTAGAGGTAACTTCTGTGTGGTAGTAAACAAGAAGATCTGTTCCTTGCATTTTAACAAAAAAGCCATCCATAACTCTAGAGTCCATAATTGGACAGCCTTCTTCCCTTCGAAGTCCGATTTTCTTTACTAAATCTTCACCATCAACAAATCGCTCATCATGCGCTCCATCGTATGAATTTGCAACTGCTTGCGAGATTCCTCTAACTATTTCTAATGTTGTTGCCATTACTTATTTCTCCTTAACTTTGGCTAGATGCCACAAAAATTTCTATATCGACAGCAGCCGTATTTGCTTGTGCATTTATTGTCTCAATATCTTCAAAAGCTGTTGACCAAACAGCGCCATTAACATTTGTTTCCAGCTTTGCATTATTAAAAATCATAGTGCCGCCTTTTTCTAATTTAAAATAAGCACTCTCATTGTTGGTTGAGTCTTTCATACCTAATGTGATGTAATTGGTATCATCTAAATTAGTGATACGTATATATTTAACATCACCTTGAACATAAGTGCCGGCAGCAACTGCCGCCCCAAAAGACAAAACTGTGATTAATGAAGTGGGCACTCTTGCGATACGTTGCGAAACCATGTTAATGCTTGAAATGCCTTTCTTGGTTTCATATACATGCTTAACGCCGTTTAACAAAATTTCTTCTTTAATTGTGGTGTGCAATATTGATGCTGTAACTGTTGTTGCCATTACTTATTCCTCTTTATCTGGTCGCCAACCTTGTAGCCATCTTTCCTCCCTTCCCTCAACCCATTGAACATAGCATTGAAAGCAGCATTCATATCGATTCATATAAAATCCATCTTTAGAATTGAAAGAGTAGACACTACAATTTGTACATGTCCTAGATTTGCTAACATTAATTAGTTTACTAGGCATCAAATAACCATTAACTTCTACTAGTTCTTTCTCTTGATTACGTTTACTGATTTTCTCTTGAAGCTTTTTGGATTGCTCAACATAATCCTGTTCCTTTTCCGGACTCCAACCACTCTTTGGGTTTTGGATTGTTTCTTCGCCATATTTCTTTGAAATTGCTTTCTCTACTTTTACAATATAATCTAAATCTTTTTTTGCACTCACTTAACACTCCACACAATTGCAGTTGTCGTCATAACACCAACAGCAAAACCTCCAACAATATACCAAGCTTTATTCACACCGTTCCTCTTTTTTAATTCTTTCTGAAGATTAGTTATTTGAAGTTGCTTGCCATCCATCTTTATAGCATGTTGGTCTTTTAAAAGCTGCATGTCGAGTTTTAGCTTGTCAAGCTCTAGCTTATGCTTTGTTGATAACTGATCAGATTGGTGCTCCATATTTATGTCGCACTCCAATTCCAATCTATCTTTCATGGCTAGCAACGAAGAGACAGCATTTTTGTCAAACAAAACTCCGCTGTATGGCGCTCTATATCCTTTACTTAAAAGTTTAAATTTCCCTTCGTTGGCGAATGCCTCAGATGAGAAAAGTAAAAATAACAAAATTATTAATCTACTTAACATGTTCAAATCCAAACGTACCTTCAATGTCCTGTATTAATTTTTTGGGATTTTTTGTGAAGTTCTCCACATGTTTTCTTTTGGTGACCTTCACCTTGCTATCCAAAGCTTTAAGTCTATCTGCATGTTTCTTGTTGATATTAACTATCTCTTTCCTATAAGACTCAATCAACTTATTCTTTTTCAAAGTATTCCTTATATGCAGGTCTTGCATTTTTGCTATTTGGTCATCATATGAATTGATGGAATCGATATACGTTTTATACAAGACCGCATAATCATATTGTGTTTTAATAATATAACACGAAAACAGAACAACTGCAAGTATTTTTTTCCAGTGTTCTGTTAAAAACTTAAAGAGCATTAGGGTTTCTAAGTTTAGCTACTGCATCGATGATTGATTGGCCACCAATATAAAGCGCTGATAGCAGAACCCAATCCGGACTATCCAAAACTCCAATACCCATAAAAGCGCAAGCTGCGATCCAAACCATAAGCTTTCTAGAAGCTAGCTTATTAAGCCAATGATCGGCCAACGCAACTGCTCTTTCTTTTCTTTCTTCTTCTGACATGTTCTACTCCTATTGATTTACATGTGCATAACCGTCTTTCTTATCAATTACGATTTGCATATCAACACAATCTTTTAGGGAATCTAAATGCGAAATTAATAAAACGGTTTTAAAATGCATCTTAATTAGTTCCAACATTCGAATAAAGCCCTCCATATTTTCCTCATCAAGGGCTGTTCCCGGCTCATCGAGAATAAAAATGTCGCCTTTTGGTATCGAAGAGACAGAAAGCAAAGCCATTCTAATTGCCATGGCAGCAATCGTCTTCTCTGCTCCAGAACCCATCTCTAGCGGTCGAGGTTGATATCTAGGGTGCTTTATGAATATATCAAACTTGTTACCGTCAATCTCAAAGAAAACCTCAAAATCAACGATATTGGCCAATGTCTTGGCAATCTCCTCATTGATGATCGGAAGCTTCTTCTTGATGATGTCAAATGCAATTCCGTTTGAATGCATACATCTCATGAACAAATCGTAAGCTGCGAAGTCTCCTCTCAAGTTTTTATATTCTTCATACTCCTCTTCCAAGTTTGCAAGCTTCTGTTCGATTGAGCCATTTATTTTATAAAGATCCATCTTCTCTCTTTCGCAGATTACAAGCGACTTTTGTGAAACTTTCAACATCTTGTCAGCTTTCGTCTTCTGAGAAAGTAAATGTTGAAAGTTTTCTATTGCATCTTTGTTCTGCTCGTACTTCTCCACTTTGCTTTCCAAGTCCTTGAGATCTCGGCTAGCCAATTCAATTGCGCTCTCATTCTTCTCAGACTGCAAGCTTATCTCTGTAATACGAGTTGAAGCTGCGATCTTCTTCTGCAATAGCTGGTCATATTTATAAAGATATCCATCAATCCTTTCAGGATTGATATCTGCGATGTCATCTCGAACCTTGTCAATCGATTCTCGAATCTTCTTTTTCTCTGCTTCAAGCATTGGCAAATATGAAACTGCAACGTGAGCATCGCGAATGAATTTACATTTCGGGAATTGAGTGCCGCAAGGAATTCCATTTAAAAGCTTCTTCTTTGAAAGATTATTTTTATATTCCTTTTCTTTTGCTTTGAGGTTCTGCAAGAACTCTGATGCTTTGTGTTGCATGTCGACAAGATTCTCTTTTTCTTTGCGAACTGCTTCGATATCAAAGTCTCCTAAGAAAGCGCATATCTTTGAATACAAAGTTTCTTTTATTTTCTTTTCGTGTTCAATGTCTTTGTTCTCTATTGTTAGAGAGTAGATCTGATTCTTCTTGGCTTCTATGTTCTTCTTGACATCTGATATGTCTATGATCTCTGTTGGAACAGCGGAGATCTTCATTTTGAGTTCTCCGATCTTGGATCGCATCTCTTCTATTGTTTTCTTCAAATCTTCGCAATCTTGCTCATGGCCATTAAGTTTAACAGAATTTTGCGCCAACTCTACGGCTGCATCCTTAATTTCTTTCTGATAGTCTTTTGTTTCCATCTTTCTTATGATGGCTCGAATATCTGAAGATTCTGATTTTGCAGCTTTGAATTTGCTCTCAAACTGCTCTAAGTCTAGAAACTTTGCAAATATCTCTTTGCGCTTTGTCGACCCCTCGTTAATAAAGTTTAGCGCACCATGTTGACTTGAAAGGCTTGTGAGCATGAAGTCATCCATGGAACCAAAGTGGTTACGAATGTTTTTATCTGTCTCGTTTCGTGTCAAACCGTTTAACACAACTGTTTCGGATGTTACTTTGTCCGTAACATAAAAGTCGACAGATGTTTTGGCTTCAAGCGTTTCAACGCCTTTCAGCTTTTTGATATACTTTTCTGCTTTGCGTTCGATTGTATATCTCTTGTTACCAACGTCGACTTCAATATTGGATTCACAATTCTCTTTGTTTTGGTTGATGACATTTAAATTCTTTCTTTCATTCTTTGATGTCGAGCCAAACATTGTAAACAACGCTGCGTCAATGATGCTGGACTTTCCTGTGAAGTTCTTGCCGAAGATACCGACGATGCCATTGAGAGCGCCAAAGTCTAAGTAATTGTCTTCGCCATAATTGAACAGATTGTCAAATTCAAATTTGTTTATCTGCCAGTTTACATTTCGTGATACATCATTGGTTTGGCTAATGATGTCGTTGCATTTCTTATTGAGAAGCATCACGCGTTCAATTGTATCATCTGTGACTTCATAATCCTTAAGATAGTCTTTAATTAATTCTTCTTGTACTCTGATGTCTCTCAGGTCTTCATTGATGCTTTCGTGGCTTTCAATGTCAACAGAAGACCTTTCTCCTGCTGCTCTGTTCAGAAATGTCACGCTCTGAGGTTTCCACTTAAACTTTGCGGTTTCGCATGCTTGTTTAAACTTGTCGAGCGGAACATGTGTGTTCGCCACAAGTCGAAGCCGGCAATCGGGCGGAACTGCTCCTTTTTTAACTTTTGGAAGCTTCCCCTTATCATCTAAGGTTAGAGTGACAAAAGGGCGAGGATTCTGCAATATCAAGCGTTTAACAGTGAAGTCTTCTTTAGATTTGATATCCCATATCAAAATGCCCTTGTCGTTTGTCTCACCAAAGTTTTGCTGGATTGTTGAGCCGGCATAACGAATCCTGCCTTTCTTATCCAAAGCTTGAGGCTTGTGGATGTCACCCAGCATCGCATAATCAAATTTATCGAAGATCTCAATGTCGTGTTCGCCATGGCTCATGAGCCAGCCAACGTCTGTTCTGCAATTTGAGATTGATCCATGATATAATGCAATATTAATATTGTTATCATCTGATGGTTCCATCCAATTGTCTTCATCAAAGACCGAAAGAACATTAAAACAAATTTTGTTATTTAGTTTCGTTTCCCCTGAATTCTTTAAAAGATGAAGATTTGGATTGTCCAAAGCGTTTATAATTGGTGAGATGGCATCTTGCCTATTGCTGTTCTTGAGATTGCCATCGTGATTCCCAAGGATAATATATGTCGGAGCGATGGACGCAAGATTCTGAAAGAAGTCTCTTGCCATGTCGACAAACTCCGGAGAAATTTGTGTCTTTGTATGAGCTATATCTCCGCAATGTACAATATAGTCAACCTTCTCATTTTTCAAATGTTCGTAAAGCTGATTAAACACGACCTTGTATTCGTAATGGTATTTAAGATTCCTGATGTGTGTATCAGCTATGTGTGCAAACTTAGTCATTAAACCTCCTATATTGACATTATTTGGCGTTCTAAGTAGTACCCCTCATGATTCATCATGTAGGCTTCTTCTTTGATTTTTTCGCACTCTTTGCGTGAAAGAGAGCCTAAGTCTTGACCGTGAGGGATATCCATCTTCCATACTTCGATATCATACTTCAAAAAGTTTGATATCATATTCATTGCCTTTCTTTCCGCATCTGGGTCCAGCGCTATGAAAACGCTAGAGTCATGCATGACAATGTTTTGAAATAATCTAGATGTCTCTCTCAAGGTACTTCCAAGAATAGGTACTCCATTAGACGTATTAATAGCGTCAAATATTCCCTCTGTTATAACAATATCTGAATCCCAATCAACATTTAATTCATTGAAAACGATATCCCTTGAGACATTTGGGTTCTTATATTTCATCTTGTCGCCAATATAACTTCTGGCAATAAAATAATTTAGATAACCATCTTTGTCAAAAGAAGGAATAATAATTCTGTTTTTGTACGGACCTGCTGTGCAATATCCGATTTTATATTTTAGGATGTCTTTGTCTGTCAAGCCTCTATTAAGCAAATAATTATAAGCCGGGAGGTCTGCTGATGTTTTCTTTCTTCTCGTTAATGTGTGAAAAGATTCTGGAAGATCGATATATTGTCTTTGTTCTTCTGGTTGCTCCTCAAAGAAGAGATCTTCAAGTGATTTGCTTGAATGGTCCACCCCACATATAGAATCCCATCGGGATAGGTCGTTAAAGCCGCCAAAACGACGAATAAGCCTTCGAACATTCTTCCCCCTTGCATCACACACCCAACACTTGAAAACGTTATTTTGGACGTTTATTGAGAGCTTACGCTTGTGGTGTTTGCAATATGGACACCCAAATAAATGCTCTTCGCCCTGAACCCTGCATGGGCCAAATATGTTTTTAAGAATCTTGATCTTGTCTTGCTTCATCAACACCTTCCGTCATAAGAATGTAGCCAGCATATGCCACAACGATTGCATCAGCCATATCATCTGTTCCCGGCTTTGGATTCCCAAAGCGTGTTTTTTGATATGTAAAATTTGGATAATGCTTTTGAACTTCGTTGATAATATATACCTTCTTATTTTCGACGTTTCGAGGTATTGAAATATTCATTTTTTTTCTTGCACTGTTTGGATGGATGAGTTCTGGATCGAAGTCAAACACCTTGCGGCAAGCGTATGAGCACATGCCATTAAATCTTTGAAGCTTGGCCATTGTTGCCGCAGTTGTCTTGCCACCACGAAACATCATAGCCGGCTGCTCTATATAAACAGAATTAATATGATAGTACTTATCAAATTTCAATATTTTGTTTTCAAAAGAAACAGCCCTTTGCTCTAACGAGTGCTCTTTTTTAAATTTAATCATGTCGTACGTCTTAAGGTTTCCGTCGAAATCTATAATAGCGAGGCCAACCTTAGACGTACTGACGTCTATGCCTAATATCATGACTCTCCTTCTGATATTTTTAAATGTCTAATTTTAATTTAAATGTAAATTCTCTATCTTCTGTCTTCTTGACAGGCTTTGCAACTTTAGCAGTCCCAATAAGATTCATGTGTTCATCATAAATCCCAACTTGAGAAATGAATGTTGTTTTTTTAAAACTACCTGTTACATTCTGATATGGAGTGTGTGTTACATTTTCGATATCTAAATTCTTATTTTCTATATATGCATTCCCAATTGGCACTGTACTGCTAGTTTGATACAGATGGCCGCTAGTTTTGTCAACGTATGTTGGATTGTTTGAGTGATTGCAATAGCCTTGCGGAGCATGAGCAAACATTGTAACTGTATTAATATAGTGTGTACCTTGGAAGTATATCTCGCAATGCGAAC